AAGGTCCGCAGGGCGGTTTAGGACCACAAGGTCCTCAAGGTGTTTCTGGTCCATCAGGTCCTAGTGGTCCTGTTGGTGCGCGTGGTCCAACTGGTCCAGTTGGTGCTCAGGGTATTGCTGGTCCGTCTGGTCCTTCTGGACCAAGTGGCGTATCTGGTCCGCGTGGTCCTCAAGGTGTTGCTGGTGCTCAAGGTCCATCTGGTCCTTCAGGTCCGTCTGGTGCTCAAGGTATTCAAGGTCAAGCAGGTCCACAAGGTCCACAAGGTGTTTCTGGTCCACGTGGTGTTGCTGGTCCTCAAGGTCCATCTGGTGCTCAAGGTATTGCTGGTCCTCAGGGTCCAGAAGGTCCATCAGGCGCACAAGGTCTTCAAGGTTTTGCTGGACCACAAGGTCCGTCAGGTCCACGTGGTTTAGTTGGCGCAGCAGGTCCGCAAGGTCCAATTGGTCCATCAGGCGCAGTTGGTGACGAAGGTCCGACAGGTCCTACTGGTCCAAGCGGTGCTCGTGGTCCTCAAGGTCCAGCTGGTGCAACTGGTGCTGTTGGTCCTACTGGTCCAAGCGGTCCTTCAGGTGCGCAAGGTCTTCAAGGTGATGCTGGTCCTTCTGGCGCAACAGGTCCACGTGGTGTTGCTGGTCCTCAAGGTCCATCTGGCGTTGCTGGTCCTCAAGGTGCTCAAGGTGATATTGGTCCGCAAGGTCCATCTGGTCCTCGAGGCTTTGCTGGTCCTCAAGGTCCATCAGGTCCACAAGGTTTAGTTGGTGCTGCTGGTCCATCTGGTCCGCAAGGTCCAACAGGTCCGTCAGGTATTCAGGGTGTTGCTGGTCCACGTGGTCCGCAAGGTGTTGCTGGTCCAACTGGTCCTCAAGGCGCAAGTGGTGCACTACAACACTGGTCAGTTCACTCATTAGATTACACAGCAGTTGATGGTGATCGTATTGTAGCAAATACAACCGTCAATGGTCCATTCACAATCACACTACCAAATACGCCAGTTGTTGGTGGATATGTTCAAGTCACTGATGGTGATGATTGGACTGCAAATAATCTTTTTGTTCGCTCATTAGACAATACGATTGAAGGTAGCGATCAAATTGTAAGACTTGATCTCAAAGGCGTTACCGTTGAATTCATTTATAATGGTATGACTTGGGAAGTCACTGCTACAACAGGTCGTCGTGGTCCACAAGGCTCGCGTGGACCAACAGGTCCACAAGGACCACAAGGCGTCAAAGGTGATCGCGGTTTCTCAGGACCACAAGGTCCACAAGGACCAAGTGGTGCTCAAGGCGCAATTGGTCCGCAAGGTCCATCAGGTCCATCAGGTGCTCAAGGTATTCCTGGTGCTGGCATTCGTCTTGTCGGCACAGTACCAACTTATGCAATTCTAATCAATTCAATCACTGACCAAACTGCAGGTGATGCATATATTGTCATCGCAGATGGTCACTTATATGTTTGGGATGATTGTCCACATCCAGCTGTTTGGGTTGATGCTGGTCCATTTATTGGTCCACAGGGTCCACAGGGCGTCACTGGTCCTCAAGGTCCACAAGGACCACAAGGTGTGTTTGGACCACAAGGACCACAAGGTCCACAGGGTGTTGCGGGTCCACAAGGACCTCAGGGTCCACAAGGACCACAAGGACCACAGGGTGTTCCTGGTGGTGGCATCAATGTGCTTGGTACTGTAATCAATGTTGTTGATTTGCCAGGTACAGCAAATGATGCTGACGCTTATGTTGTAACAAGCATTGGACATCTTTATGTCTACAATGACGATCTTGTACAATGGGTTGATGCTGGTCTAATTGTTGGACCACAAGGTCCTCAAGGACCACAGGGTCCACAGGGCGTCTTTGGTCCACAAGGTCCTCAGGGTCCACAAGGACCTCAAGGTGCTCAAGGTGAAACTGGACCACAGGGTCCACAAGGTGTGACTGGTGAAGTTGGTCCACAGGGTCCATCTGGTCCACAAGGTGCTATTGGTGCACGCGGTCCACAAGGTCCTCAAGGACCAATGGGTCCATCAGGACCAATTGGCTTACAAGGTGCTTATGGTGGAATTAGTTTTGCTTATGAATTCAATGATGCAATTACAAGCACTGATCCAGGCGTTGGTAAACTCAAGTTCAATAATTCTATACCAACATTAGCAACAAAAGTTTATATTGATAACGTTGATGCTGATGGATCAAACATTCTAACATTCTTGACTGCATTTGATGATAGTACAAGCGCAATCAAAGGCTACTTGAAAGTCTTTGATAAAACAAATGCTGGAACATTTGAACTTTATAACGTCATTGACCTCACAGATCGTACAGGATATTATGAACTTGATGTAACTCATATCACTGGCTCTACAAGTTCATTTGCCAACGACCAAGAGATTTTAGTTTCTTTTGGCAGAACTGGTGATAAAGGTCCACAAGGACCACAAGGTATTGTTGGTCCACAAGGACCAAGCGGCGTTGAAGGTCCACAAGGTCCATCTGGTGCAGCAGGACCACAAGGACCACAAGGTCCACAAGGCGTTGGGGGTCCACAGGGTCCGCAGGGTGTCGATGGTCCGACTGGTCCACAGGGACCACAGGGTCCACAAGGTGAAGCGTCAACAGTTCCTGGTCCTCAAGGTCCACAAGGTGTTGTTGGACCAACTGGTCCACAAGGACCGCAAGGTGCTCAAGGACCACAAGGTCCAGCTGGTGCTGCAGGTCCACAAGGTCCACAAGGACCAACTGGACCACAAGGTTCAATTGGCTCAACTGGTGAATTGGGTCCGCAAGGTCCAACTGGTCCTGTTGCTGGTTCTGATAAGCAAATCATCTATAACAGCACTGGTACTGCAGTTGGTTGCACAGATCTAACTTTTGACTCAACATCAAGACTTCTCAGCACACATAACGTAAACGTCAATAGTTTGAATGTTGCTGCTGGTGATAACGGTGGTATTAGATTCCCTAACGATGCGTTTGGTGGCGGTAGTGATACTGCAACAATCAAGTTATTGAATCCTCTTGGCGGTGAAGCGACAGAATTGACGATCACTTTGACTAATGATGCTGATGATAGAGTCAATTTCAATCTTGTCAGCAACAATGGTTTGATGGTCAATCGCAACACTGTATGGCATGCTGGCAATGACGGTTCTCTATCGACTCTTGACGCTGACTTACTTGACGGACAACAACTAGCAAACATTGCTCCAGTTGGTCTTGAAGGTCAAGTGTCATTCTTGGCAAACACATCAACCTTTGCAAGAGAAAATGATTTCACTCTCGTCAAGGGCTACTTTATTGAAACAAATGGTGAATTGAGTGCTGCTCAAAATACATTGACAGATTATTCAACGATCTTCAATACTTGGACAAGATTCTCTCACGACGGAACTTCAAATCAGCCAGCCAATGCAGGTGAGTTGAACGCATGGTCGTTTGATGCAAATACGGGCGTTATCACGAGCACCACGAATAGTGGTACGTTTATTGGATTTGTTTCACCAGAGTCTTTTGCTAATTATACAATCAAGGCTCAGCTCAAATCAACAAATGCTGATAATGATACAATTGGTATTCTTATTGGCTGGTATGTTGATCCAATTACTGGTCGTGAACATACTTTGTCAGCCTTGCGCGACACTGGTGGTACAATCACTGGTTGGGAAATTTGGTACAACTATCTCAGATCAGATGCAGTAAAACTAGTTGATGGTTCTGCAACTGTAACATTTACTGGTGGTTGGTCGGATTATCCAGACGGTGTGACTATTCAAGCAGTTCGCACTGGCAATCAATTTACACTCACCACAACGCAACTTGGTAACACCACTCTTGATAGTGCAACAACGCTATCACTAGATTTGGACAGCAATCCAATTCTTGATAAGTTCAAGGGTCAAAGCCCATATGGATTTGGTGTATACTCTCAAGCAAGTTCAACATTCACCGTATTGAACTTTACTTCTGATACAAATGATATTTTTGACATCAGAAACGGTGACTTGTATACACTAAACAACGGTTCATGGATCATCAGTGGTGATAGAGATATTTGGTCTGAAATTGGCATCGGTCGTTTCGTTCATAACGAATCAACTGGTAAGACATATTATGTCGCCAATTCATCAGCAGTTATCAAAGTTGCTGTGAACTCTGGTCCAACAGGTCCATCTGGTCCTCAAGGCGTAACAGGTCCACAGGGTCCACAGGGTCCACAAGGACCACAAGGTCCGCAAGGTGCACAAGGTCCTCAAGGTGTTGTTGGTCCACAAGGACCGCAGGGTCCACAGGGCGTAGATGGTCCTCAAGGTCCGCAAGGTCCTCAAGGTGTTGTTGGTCCTCAAGGTCCACAAGGTGTGTTTGGTCCGCAAGGTCCACAAGGACCAGAGGGTCCACAGGGTCCACAGGGCGTCTTTGGTCCACAAGGACCTCAAGGACCTCAAGGACCTCAAGGTCCACAAGGTGTCGTCGGTCCACAAGGTCCTCAAGGTCCACAGGGACCGAAGGGTGATACTGGTGACTTTGGTGGTGCAACGTTTGAATATATCTTCAATACCAATACAGCAAATACTGATCCAACAGCTGGCTATGTCAAGTTCAATAATACAACATTGCTATCTGCGACTGAGATGTATATTGATAACATCGATCGTTTAAGTGGAAATGTTTTCAATTACTTGAATACAATTGATGACTCAACATCAACAATCAAAGGCACGTTCAAGATTGCAAATTCTGCAAATGTTCTAGAATACACATTCTTCAATATTAACGGTACTCATCTTCATGTTGCTGATTGGTTCGTTGTTCCTGTTGCAGGATTGAACTCAACATTAACTGGCTCGAACTTCTCAAATAGCACAAATGTGATTATGACATTTGTTCGCACTGGTGATAAAGGCGACACAGGTCCTCAAGGTCCACAGGGTGTCTTTGGACCACAAGGACCACAAGGACCAAGTGGTGCAAGCGTTACTGGTCCACAGGGTCCACAGGGTGTAATTGGTCCACAAGGTCCTCAAGGACCAGAAGGTCCACAGGGTCCGCAGGGTGTGATTGGTCCACAGGGTCCGCAAGGTCCGCAAGGTCCGCAAGGTCCGCAAGGTGTTGTTGGTCCACAAGGTCCTCAAGGTCCGCAAGGTGTTGTTGGTCCACAAGGTCCTCAAGGACCACAAGGTGATGCATCAACCGTTCCTGGACCACAAGGACCACAAGGACCAAGTGGTGCAAGCGTTACTGGTCCTCAAGGTCCTCAAGGTGTTGCTGGTCCACAAGGACCAGAAGGATCAACTGGTCCTCAAGGTCCGCAAGGTGTTACTGGTCCTCAAGGTCCGCAGGGTGTAATTGGTCCACAAGGACCAACTGGACCAATCGGTGGATCAAATACGCAAGTGTTCTTCAATGATAATGGAAGCACTGCTGGATCAGCAAATCTAACATTCAATCTAAATGGTAATGTATTCAGTGTTGGCTCGTCAACTCTTGTTGCTAATGTTTCAAATAATTCTGTAACAGTAAGCGGCAATTTGACAGCAACGTTGAAGTCAAGTAAAGACTTCATGGTAGTAAATACATCAACGACAACTGCTAACACTGTAGATTTGTCAAATTCAAACTACTTCCGTCATACAATGATAGGCAATACAACGTTTACATTTGTGAATGCTCCAAATTCTGGAACTGCGCAAATGTTCTCACTACTATTGCTCAATGATGGTGTTGGTGGTCGTTTCCCAACATTTGCGAATACAATTTACTGGGCTGGTGGTGCAATTCCTCCCGCAACAACTGCAGCAAATGCTCGTGACTTATGGACGTTTATCACCTATGATGGTGGTACAACGTACTGGGGAACGTTGACTATGAAGGACGCTAAATAGTATAGATTATTTTTTCGTGAGTATATTATGAAAGTACATGTTCTTGTAAACCCACGCAATCCTACTGGGTTGATGAATCGCGTTGACCCATTTGCGGTCCACGGCTACAAATACATCAAGCATCTCTCACCACATTTCCAAATGATTCATTATGGAATTCCTGGTGCACAAGTAGATTGCGAGCACGTAGACATTCCAACAACACCAACAGAAATTCGCAAGTTCAATGAACTTGCTGGCGATGAAATTCAAAAACGCGCATCTGACGGTGATCTAATTGTTTGTTTCTTTGGTGTGGACAATCAGCTGGCTTGTGAGAAAAACAAAAATTGTAAGCCAGTAGAACCATCAATTGGGTATCGCGCCAATGGTATCTTTGCTCCTTATAGAGCGTTCACATCATATGCGAATATGCATATGTTCTATGGCGAGCGTGGGATGTTGATGAGCCCGAGCTGGTTCGATGCAGTGATTCCAAATCCATTTACAATTGAAGAATTTGAATATGATGATCAGAAGGAGGATTACTATCTCTACTTCGGTCGTGTCTGTGAAGAAAAGGGTCTTCATCTTGCTATTCAAGCAACAGAAAAACTTGGCAAGAAACTGATTGTTGCTGGTCCTGGATCATTACAAACATTGGGCTATACTAAGATTCCAGATCACGTTGAAGTCTTTGGTGTTGCGAACGCAGAACAACGCAAACAGCTGATGAAAAAAGCCAAAGGCTTGTTGGGATTGACATATTATGTTGAGCCGTTTGGCAATATGATCATTGAAGCAAATTTATCTGGCACTCCTGTGATCACAACTGATTGGGGCGCATTTCCAGAAATCGTAGAAGAGAATGTCACAGGATATCGCATTCGTAGTTTTAGTGAACTCATGGCTGCTTTGAGAAATATTGAAGCAAATAAGATCAATTCATTCGATTGCCGCGAGCATGGCTTGCAGTTCTCAGATGAAAACGTGCATGAACTTCATCGCAAGTATCTACTCAAAGTAGCATCAAATAATTTCTATGAATAGTGTTTTTGTCGTAACATCTTCGATTCAGCCAAGAGAAGGTCGCTTCACATATAGCGAGAAGCGAACCATTTTTCCAGCTGATGAGAGATTTAGGCAAACTATTTTCACAATCAATTCAATTAGCGCGACGTTTCCGAAATCGAAGATTATTATAATTGATTCTTCTGATAACTATAAAGAATATATCTCAACGTTTATGCATTTCAGAAACGTAGAGTTTATTCCCCTAAAAGAAATTGCTCCGCAGTGCTTTGAACTTGTAAACACGCATCAGAATAAAAGTCTATGCGAAAGCGTTCTGTTGAACATTATCTACAAGAACTATAAAGATAAACTAAAACAATACGACTTTATTTTCAAAGCAACTGGTAGATATTTCTACTATAACTTTACTGATGAATTATTGACTCCAGAAAACAAAGATAAGATTTTCTTCAAGAAACCGCTCAACTTTGAATGGAATGATTCTTGGCGATATTCATTCATAGATCGAAGAGCATTACAAAACAATAATCGCCTGCATCAGTACTGTACCGTTCTCTATGGCTTCGGAGCAGAACACCTAGATAAATTTATAGACATCAACGAGGCTACGATACATTTGGTAAAACAACCGCCGATGTATCACTATGATATCGAGACGCTATCATATTATCTCACAAGACAATATCAAGACAAACTCATTGAAGTTGATTGGAAGGTTTCAGGGTGGGATGGAACTTCTGGACGATTTATGTTTTACTAAAGGTGCAATCATGAAGATAAACACTATTATCATTGACGATTTTTATGGAAATCCTGACACAGTTAGAGATTTTGCGCTGAGTCAGAAGTTTGAGGTCTCTGGAAACTATCCTGGACTTCGAACAAAACCATTTCTCACTGAAGATACAAAAAAGACCATCGGTGATATTATTCGCTATGCGGGTGGCGATATCACTCATTGGTTTGAGGATTCTGGGTATACTGGCGCATTTCAAATTTGCACCGCTCAAGATAGAACTTGGATCCACGCCGATCAATTCAACACTTGGGCTGGAGTTTGCTATCTAACTCCAGACGCTCCACTATCCTCAGGAACTGCTCTCTATCGCCATAAAGCAACTGGAAAGTGTAACAGAGAAGATAAAGATTATGAGGGATACGATTACACCAAATGGGAAATGACAGATTATATCGCAAACAAGTATAATCGCCTTGTTCTTTATCGCGGTAATTTATTCCACGCTTCTCTTGATTATTTCGGAAGCACGTTACATACTGGTCGTTTGTTCCAAACTTTCTTCTTCAACACTCAATACTGATGAAAGTCCTGCATGTAATCTTCTCGTGCAATCGATTGCACTATCTCACGAAAAGTCTAGAATCATTGCACCTTCTAGACTATTGTGGGCATCAGGTTGATCGATTGATCGTCGATGATTATCCTCGAACTCGAAACGATTACATTTTCGATCTGATCGGAAAAACGCACGGATTCAAACTCAATTTACATAAAGAAAATCTTGGATTATCAGTCACGTGGACCGAGTTTTTCGACTATCTCAAGACGACTGATTACGATTATATCATCCATCAAGAGGACGATGTTGTCCTCAAAGAGCCTGTTCGTCTCGATGATATGATCGAAATCTTAGAGTCAGATCCTAAAATGGCTTCTGTGGTTCTTCAGAGGCAGGAATGGTATTTCCACGAGAAGCCACCACAGATCGAGGAAACCGATACTCCAATCAAGCAATATTATTACAGCAAGAATACGAAACAGTTTCCGATTATTTTCTCATTTTATCGCCGCAGTATTATCGATTATCCATTTAGAGAGTACTGGAAATTTACGATAAACGAGGGAATGATCATGGTTTATCTCGACTTTTTCGAGAAAATGTACTCTGCTATCTTGAAAAACTCTAATGGTAGGAATATTATAGAGCATATCGGAGAAGAATCTACTGGTCGTCGAATCCTCCCAGGAGAACCAAACTGGGAACAGTTTGCACACATGCATCCAGATAGAGTTTACAGTTCACGAGACGGGACACTTATCGCATAAACTAAATATACAATAATTAGCGAGGTTCTACATGTCTCAGCCATCATCTCGTACTCAACTCAAAGATTATTGCCTTAGAAGACTCGGGTTTCCAGTTATCGATATCAATGTCGACGACGATCAATTAGAAGATCGCCTCGATGATGCGCTGTATCTATATAAAAACTACCATTTTGATGGAACAGAACGCTGCTTTTTGTCATATCAGGTGACGGAAGCAGACATTTCAAACACCTATATTACTCTCGCAGATTCTATTATTGGCGTCACTCGAGTGTTTCCATTTTCTGGAGCAATTCAATCTTCGACGTCTTCGAGCGGTTTCAATATGTTCGACATCAACTATCAGTTGCGTTTGAACGACTTTTACAATCTAACCGCCTCTTCATATACCTATTATGTGATTGCTCGTGAACATCTTGCAATGCTTGATATGATTGTTACGGGATTGCCCCCATTCACTTATAATAAGAAAGTGAATCAGCTGAAAATTTTTATGAATTGGGATAAATTCAAAGACAATGCATATCTTGCGTTCGAATGTCATAGAATTACCAATCCAGAAGTTTATACTGAAATCTATAATGACGGTTGGATGAGAGACTATACCACAGCTCTCTTCAAGCAGCAGTGGGGCACAAATCTAAAGAAATATGGTAACTATGTTCTTCCAGGTGGTTTGACAATCAATGGTCAACAAATTTATGATGAGGCAAGCGCTGAAGTTGAGAAATTAGAAGAAAAACTTCGCGACACTTACGAAGAGCCAACACCCTTCATTGTAGGATAATAATGCCAACTAGTGTATACTTCAATAATCAAAGAGCAACTGTTGAACAGCAGCTGCTCGAAGATTTGATCATCGAGTCTATTCGAAATCACGGAATCGATGTTTATTATCTTCCAAGAGAATCACAATCATCAACCGATGAGTTATTCGGCGATGATCCAGTGAAATGCTATCGCCACGCGGTCAAGATTGAGATGTACCTAGAGACTTTTCAAAATTATGAAGGCAATCAAGAATTCTTCAGTAAGTTTGGATTAGAACTACAAGAAACTGCTCGCCTCTGTATGTCTCGTCGTTCGTTTGAGCGTTTGGTTACAAGACAGTTTCCGCAATCTCACAATGTGCCTAAAGAAGGTGATCTGGTATATTTGCCAACTCAATTCAAATTGATGGAAATCAAATTTGTTGAGGAAGAAAAAAACTTCTTTCAATTAGGTAAAGACGCAAAGAATCCATACATGTATGGATTGTCAATGGAAGCGTTCAAATATAACGGTGAATTACTTCAAACTGGTGTTACTGAAATTGATAGCATTCCAAACGTACAAGCATATGCACTAGACTTTACACTAGATGCTGGTGGATCAGGAACTTTCACTAATCTAGAATGGGTTTACCAGGGAACGTCATTAGAAAATGCTGTGGCAAAAGCAGTCGTTGCTGGTTGGGATAAACCATCCAGAAAACTCAAACTTAGAAATATCAAAGGTGAGTTTGTTGCAGGGTCTTTGGTCAAAGGAAATAGTAGCGGTGCTCAATGGAATATTGCCGATGAAGCAGACGTAATGCGCAATTCTAATTATGAAAGTGTGGAAGATAACGAACGCATTGAGCAAGAAGCAGATAATATTCTTGACTTCAGTGAAGCCAATCCATTTGGTGAAGCATAATGTTATCAGGCGTACACTTTTATCATAGAATCACTCGTAAAATGGTCGTTGCTTTCGGCACGATGTTCAATAACATCATGCTCAAACGATACAATAAAGCAGGCACGCAAGAAATTGAACGCATCAATGTGCCTTTGATGTATTCGCAAAAAGAAAAATTCTATCAGCGTATTACACAAGATCCTGAGTTGACAAAAGAAACTATGATGACTTTGCCTCGCATGAGTTTTGAACTCGCTGGCATTACATACGATCCTTTGCGTAAGCGCAGCAGTTTCACGAATAGTTTTGCTGATGGCAATTCAGTATCAAAAGTAAAAAATGTTCGCGCAACACCATACAACTTTGATTTTACATTGAACATCTATGTAAGAAACGTTGAAGATGGCACACAAATCGTTGAGCAAATTCTTCCGTACTTTGCGCCAGATTATACTGTAACAATGGATTTAGTCGGTGTTCCAGCTGAGAAGGTGGATGTGCCATTCATTCTCAATTCTGTTTCGCAAGATGTAGATGATGTTGGCGGTCCAGATCCTATAAGAATTATAATTTGGACTTTGACATTCACTGCCAAAGGTTATATGTACGGTGCTACAACTGAATCTAAGATTATTCGCAAATCAACAGCAAATACATATGATAGTACATTCAGTCAAATCAACGAACGCGAGATTGTGTTCAGTGCTGGTAATGGCACGTTCAAAGTTGGTGAGTTGGTTTACGAAGGAAGAACTCTAGCAGCTGCAAATGCCACTGCATTTGTACACTCTTGGGATTCTACAAGCAACACTATGATTGTGGTTGACACAAATGGACTTTTGAGAGAAGGAAGATATATTACTGGTGCAGTCAGTAATGCTTCCTGGAACATTTCAAGTTTCAGCGTTGCAGATCGACAACTTGTAAGACAGATTATCTATCCAAATCCTATGAACGCAAATGCAGATACTGCATTTGGATTTACAGAAATCTTGCAAGAATACCCATACTTCTTTGATGATAGAGTTGATAGTACACTTATCAGCGTTGACAGTGGAACTAAAACAGTTGACGATAATTTCTAAGAGAATAAGAGATGACACAACAAATAATCGATATTGGCGCAGCACCTAATGATGGCACTGGCGATACAATTCGTGAAGCGTTTGAGAAAGTAAACGAAAACTTCACAGACTTGTATGCTGGTGCAGGGGCTGATACTGGACCACAAGGTCCACAGGGTCCACAAGGACCAACTGGCGCACAGGGTATTGCTGGTAACATCGGTCCTACTGGACCAAGTGGTGTTGCTGGTGAAATTGGACCACAAGGTCCTCAAGGTATTGCTGGTGATTTAGGTCCGCAAGGACCTCAAGGACCAAGCGGTCCATCTGTAACTGGTCCTCAAGGTCCTCAGGGTCCACAAGGACCAAAGGGTGAGGTGGGAAATTTTGGTGGTGCAACCTTTGATTATACATTTGATACCAATACTGGTGGCACTGATCCAGGACCAGGAAAACTAAAACTTGATGCTACAAATTTGACATTAGCTGATGCATTGATCATCAATGAACTAGCTGATGGTGGAATTGATATTAGCAATTTTCTACTGACTATTGATGATTCAACATCAGCAATCAAAGGTCACTTTAGAGTATCAAATAAAACTAATACAGCTGCATTTGTTCTATACACAATCTCATCATTAGTTGATCATGGCGATTATTTTCAAGTAAATTGCGCATATGTTTCAGGAGATGGTAATCTAACTGGAACATTGTTTGAAAATGGTGAAGATGTCATTATTACATTTGCGCGTACTGGCGATCGTGGTGATACAGGCGCAACAGGTCCACAAGGACCGACTGGACCATCTGGAGCAGTGGGTGATACTGGTCCACAAGGACCAAGTGGTGTCAATGGAGATACAGGTCCACAAGGACCATCAGGACCAGTAGGTCCCCAAGGACCTACTGGATTACCAGGTCCTCCAGGACCAAGTGGTGTCAATGGAGATACAGGTCCACAAGGACCATCAGGACCAACAGGACCAGAAGGTCCACAGGGACCAAGTGGTGTCAACGGAAATGCTGGTCCACAAGGACCACAAGGACCAGTCGGTGCTGTTGTATATGATGGCGGAACACCAAGTACAGACTTTAGCGTAGGACTAAATATCAATTGCGGAGGCGTAACCTAACATGGCATATATTCAACTTCAATTTCGTCGCGGTACTGCTTTAGAGTGGTCTACTGCGAACACAGTTCTTGCGCAAGGCGAATTTGGTCTTGAGACTGATACAAGTCAGTTCAAAGTTGGTGATGGCACCACGGCATGGAACATATTAGCATATGGTGGTATTGTTGGTCCATCTGGTCCGTCTGGTCCAGAAGGTCCACAAGGTGTCACTGGTCCACAAGGTCCTCAGGGTCCACAGGGTCCAGAAGGTCCTCAAGGTCCATCAGGTGTTTCAAACGTTCCTGGTCCGCAAGGTCCACAAGGTGACGTTGGACCACAGGGTCCAGAGGGTCCACAAGGACCAGAAGGTCCGCAGGGTGTAACTGGTCCGCAAGGTCCAGAAGGTCCGCAGGGTCCAGAGGGTCCTCAAGGTCCACAAGGTGTAACTGGTCCACAAGGTCCAGAGGGTCCACAAGGACCAGAAGGTCCTCAAGGTCCACAGGGTGTCACAGGAGATACTGGTCCACAGGGTCCACAAGGTCCAACAGGACCAACTGGCGCACAAGGTAACTTTGGTGGCGCAACATTTGAATATAATTTCCAAACTGATACATCAGATACTGATCCTGGCAATAGTTCATTGAAATTGAACAATGCGTCAGCAACACTTGCTGATAAACTTTGGATTGATTATGTTGATGAGAGCGGCACAGATATTCAAAATTACCTTGCTACAATCGATGACTCAACATCATTGATCAAGGGTCACTTCCGCATCACAAATAAGGCAAATTCAGCAGACTTTGCACTCTTCACTATCAGTAATTTGGTAGACAAGACATCATACTACGAAGTTGGATGTTCGTTTGTTTCTGGTAGTGCTGCGGCATTTAGTTCTGGTGAAGAAATTCTCATTACATTTGCTCGTACTGGTGATAAAGGTGAAACTGGTCCAACAGGTCCACAGGGTCCGACTGGTCCTTCTGGTGGTCCAACAGGTCCACAAGGACCACAAGGTCCTGAAGGTCCTCAAGGTCCATCAGGCGTATCAAATGTCGCAGGTCCACAAGGTCCTCAGGGTCCACAGGGTCCAGAAGGTCCTCAAGGACCACAAGGCGTTGAGGGTCCACAAGGTCCTCAAGGACCACAGGGTCCACAAGGTGTAACTGGTGACACTGGTCCACAGGGTCCACAAGGACCACAAGGTGTGACTGGTGATACTGGTCCTCAAG